CTATCCCACGCTCATTTATTCTCATTCTGATTAATTAATACTATCTATTATGCTTATAAGCCCTTGATATATAATCGTATTGGTATATATACAAAGCCCCTCTAAAATATTATTGATATGAATACAGGCACGGGGGGAGGCTCATCGCTATACTGTGTATAAATTTCTATACCCCTCCCACAAAAAACCAAATTCCAATAAATAACCCTAAAAAACACCATCTAAACTACTTCTAGTATATCTAAATGCTATACTTTAGCCCTTATAAGCAATAATCCTAAAATAAAAAAAGCCTGATTTAAAAGGAAAAAATGACTATTGTCCACGGGTAATATAAAAAGTGTTATTTTGGTATACCCAGTCTAATTAAATAGTGTAAATCTGGTATAATATAGGGCATGTCAAAAAAAGAGAAAACCAAAAGAAAAGGTAATCCTGCTCTCTATAAAGGGATGCCTTCTTTAAACCCTGCGGGTAGACCTAAAGGCTCTGTTAATAAATATACTGCTTTGGCTCAAGCATTGATGAGTGAGAATGCTGAAGAGATTGTAGCAACTGTTCTCCAGAAAGCAAAGGATGGAGATGTGCATTGTTTAAAGATGTGTATGGATAGGATTTTGCCTGTTCATAAAGCAGTAGACCCTAATCGTATGAAGAATGATGCTCAAGTTATTATTAATGTGGCTTCTATCGAGTCTATAGAGCAGAAAGCGAGTGAGTATGATGAAGCTGAACTTGTAGAGCCTGAAGAAAAAAGTGATGACGAAGTAGTGGCTACGATAGATACTTCACCTATGATGGAGAAATTTAATGACTAAACTTTCTTATGAACCTGAAAGAATAAAACCAAGCAATATTAAAAAACCTTTGTTTTATTTTACTGACAATTATTATGTAAACACCTTTGAATTGCTTTCTGCAAAATTTAAAGATACTGGTGAGCCTTTGTATGAATGGGATATTGACCATATTAATGATAGAAGTCATGAAAAAAAATGGAATCTTTGGTTTGAAAAAAATATTTCAGAAGATACTATAAGAGACCCTTATTTATGAACATGGAAACCGAAGGAATGTTTATTGGCGGTGATGATATTGATAAACGATATACAACATCTTTAATTATGCTTTCAAAATTATTAAAAACAGATGTTTCAGAAATTAATGATAGGATTTCTTGGTTTATAGAGAATTCTGATTTAGTAGTAAAAAATTCTACAATAACAATGGATGATTTTCAAAATTTTCATTAAGCAATAGTATGGCTGAGTTAAACATTGATTTACACCCTGCTCAGTTAAAAATCTTTCATTCCGATAAACGATTTAAAATAGTTGCTGCTGGTCGTAGATTTGGTAAGTCCTACTTATCTGCTTGGATATTATTGATAAAAGCAATACAGTCTGATAGTAAGGATGTGTTCTATATTGCCCCTACTTTTCAGCAGGCTAAAGATATTATGTGGGCTATGCTTAAGGAATTAGGTAAAGACCTGATAGTCCAAGCATACGAAAATACAGCAGTTCTTACTTTAGTCAATGGTCGTAAGATATATCTCAAAGGTTCTGATAGACCAGAAACACTTCGTGGTGTAGGTTTGTCTTATGTGGTGCTAGATGAGTATGCTTCTATGAAGCCAATAGTATGGGAACAGATTATTCGCCCTACTCTTGCTGATGTTCGTGGTGGTGCTTTGTTTATAGGAACGCCAGCAGGAAAAAACCATTTCTTTGACTTGTATCGTGATGCCTTAGAAGATGAAGATTGGGATGCTTTCCAGTTTACTTCGACAGATAATCCTTTCTTGCCAAGTGAAGAGATTGAGGCTTCTAAGAAAACAATGTCCTCTATGTCCTTCAGACAAGAGTTTGAGGCTTCTTTTGAGACCAGTTCTGGTGGTATTTTTAAAGAAGAGTGGTTTAAGCTAGAAGATGAGCCAGAAGAAGGCAATTATGTGATTGCTATCGACCCTGCTGGTTATGAAAGCGTAGAACAAGAAAGAAATCTTAAGCGTTCTAGGTTAGACGAAACAGCAATTGCGATTGTTAAGATAGATAGAGATAAGTGGTGGGTTAAAGACATATTACATGGTCGTTGGAATATTAAAGAGACAGCAAAAAAGATTTTAAAGTCTGCTTTGATTGTAGAGTCAGCTACCGTAGGTATAGAAACAGGCTCACTTAGGAATGCCATTTTGCCTTATTTGGAAGATGAGATGAGAACTGAGGGTAAATGGGTGTCCATTATAGAACTCAGGCATGGCGGTAAGAAGAAGAACGATAGAATTACATGGGCTTTACAAGGTCGCATGGAACATGGACAGATTACTTTTAACCCAGATAAAGATTGGCGTGTTTTTACCAATCAGATGCTCGATTTTCCTAATCGCCTAGCACATGACGATTTGCTGGATGCTCTTGCCTATATTGACCAAGTATCAGTTGCAGACTTTGCTCACAGTATAGAACTAGATGATGATTGGCAACCTACAGATGCTATAGCAGGATATTAATATGGATGTAGATGATATAAATTTTGATGATATGAGTGAAGAAGAAATAGATGAGATACTTGTTTACTCTGAAATGGGTGAAGATTTAGACACAAGATACCAACTTGCTTGTCAGATTATTGCCAATATGATTGAAGATATGGATTACGAATCTTTTAGCAATTCGCAAATGGTTGATATGACTATTTGTAAAATGATTATTGATAATTTAGTGGATTTAGAAAAAAAACCTCGTAAATATCACTAATTGTAGAATATTTTTCTCTTTTATGCCCACAAACCCTAATCTTATGCTATTTTTCTGGTATAATATAGGAAACCTTTTTTAAGGACATCTCACACCTTTATGGACAAAGAAACCAAATATCAAGCACTTGCCAGTTGGCTTAATTATCGCCTTGAAACATGGCGTACGCATAGAGATATAAACTACATCCCTCAATGGGATGAATATTACCGTTTGTGGCGTGGTATATGGCTACAAGAGGACAGAACAAGACAATCAGAAAAATCAAGACTTATAGCACCTGCTTTACAGCAGGCAGTTGAGTCATCTGTAGCAGAACTAGAGGAGGCAACTTTTGGACGAGGAAAATGGTTTGATGTCCAAGATGATTATTTAGACCAAGACCCTAGTGAAGCTGAGTATATTCGCAACTTGTTACAAGAAGATTTAGAAAAAACAGGATGTAAGGATGCTGTTTGTGAAGTTTTCTTGAATGGGGCAATCTATGGAACGGGAATCGGTAAGATAGTTGTCGATAGAACAATCGAACGCTCCCCCTCTGAAGTGCCAGTCGCAGGCACTCTTACCACCACTCGTCAGTTAGTGGAAATCCCGTCCATTGATGTGCGTGTTGAGCCTATTAGTCCTAAAGAATTTTTGATTGACCCTAGTGCTAACTCAATTAATGAGGCTCTAGGTGTTGCTCACGAAGTTATTAAACCGAGATACCATGTTGTCGAAGGCATACGCTCTGGTATATACAGAGATGTACCCCTTGATGGTGATTATCAAACCACAAGAATAAGTTACGACCCTGAAACAAAAAGTGCTGACGAGTCTGACTCAGTCAAAATTACTGAATATTGGGGTAAAGTTCCTAAACGCTTCCTAAAACCAAAAGCCGATAAAGACGATTTTGAATATACTAAGTCTGACGAGTTGGTCGAAGCTGTGGTTACTATCTGTAATGACGAGTTTATTCTCAGAGTAGAAGAAAACGCTTTTATGATGAACGATAGACCTTTTATATCGTACCAACACGACATTGTGCCTAATAAATTCTGGGGTAGAGGCGTATGTGAAAAAGGCTACAACCCACAAAAGGCTTTAGATGCTGAAATGAGAGCAAGAATTGACTCTTTGGCACTTACAACAACGCCTATGATGGCTGCCGATGCTACGAGACTACCTAGAGGCATTAAATTTGAGGTTAGACCGGGCAAAACCGTGCTTACTAATGGCAATCCTAGAGATGCAATTATGCCTCTTGATATGGGTACTACAGACCCATCAACTTTTAACCAAGTAGCAAGCCTACAAAACATGATTCAAATGGGTACTGGAAGTGCTGATAGTGGTGCTGGACAACAAGATACTGCTTCTGGCATGTCTATGATGCAGTCAGCTAGTATTAAACGCCAAAAACGCACTTTAATGAACTTCCAAAACACATTCCTTATTCCTATGATTAATAAGTGCATGTGGAGAAAGATTCAGTTTGATATAGATAGATACCCTGTAAGTGATTACAAGTTTATTCCATATTCAACTATGGGCATTATGGCTAAAGAGTTAGAAATGACTCAAATGGTGCAAATGCTACAAGCCATACCTAAAGATTCGCCCGCATTTAATGTTATTTTATTGGCAATGTTCCAGAACTCATCTATTCACAATAGAGACCAAATTGTTAATGCTCTGATGCAAGGCAATGAGCCTAATCCAGAGATGCAGCAAATGCAACAAATGGCACAACAATTGCAAATGCAACAATTACAAGCTAATGTACAAAAAACTATGGCTGAAGCAGAAGAAGAAAAGGCTAAAGCTATGAAATGGCAGTCAGAGGCTATGGTTAATCAGCCTGACGAAATTGACTTCCAG